TCTCTGAATAGACTCAATTGCGTAATCAACATTTCTGATTTTGACCGGAGCATCTTCAATATCAAAATATGATTTTTGTTGAAAATAGTAGTCGTCGCCATCTCTTCGAAGGAACTCAGCTTTCGCCGTATAATTTACGGTATTTGCTCCAAACAAATCAACTTCTACTTGTTGAGTGATTGGCTCATTGAGAACTAGATTGATATCAAGATTTTCAAATCGAATCTTATAGTCTCGTTTGTCAAAATTTCGAATTGTGTCAAACGAAATATACGACCTAACATCTGATTCGTAATCAACACCAGAATCTAGTATATTGATCGATCCGATTTCACCAATCGTATAAGAAGTAGGAGTAAAAGCATCTTCGAGCGCAGTGCTCAACGTTTCAGCTCCTGGACCCGACATACCATAATCGGAAGAGTTTAGCTGAACAGAAACAAAATCTCCAATAACGTCAGTAATGATTGAAATCGTTTCAGTATTTGTAATGGTTTCAATTTCAAATGAAGCCGAATCGTTATACTCAGAAATACTTATCACAAAAGCCGAGTTTCCTGTGTCATCAAAAACTTCTAACTTTGTGCCAGAAGGTAACACCTCAAAGGCCTGACTCGTGTTTGCGACCTGAAGAAAGAGTAAAGGATGCTCATACGATACAACAATTCCAGACCCAGAAATAGGATCGGTGTTAGCTGCGGTATTTGAGACAATATCGATTGGAGTTGTGTTCGTCGTATAAACTACGTCTAGTTTTTCAAGATTTAAGAACCCATCAGTCTCTAACACTAATGTTTGGTTTGAAATGTAGACATCGTTTTCAGATATTGTGTTTGAATATCCATATCCACCATCTTCAAGAACAAAGTCAATGGTTCCAGTAACCGTTTCTGAAACCTTTGTGACAATGCATGTTCCTTCGATTCCATTTTCATTTGAACGAATTGTAAGAATATCGCCAATATTGTTACCAGGTATTCTATTTGACGCATTAACATTAATCGAACTAATCGATCCTCGAATCAATCTTGACGTATAAAAGATAGCGCCATTTCGATTGACTTCAAAAGTGTCACTTGAAACGAAGGAACCGTATATGTTTGACAGATAAAGAATTGGAGTAATAACGCCAGAAAAATTGAAGAACAGTACTTCATCAATAAAAGCAGTGGCCTTTGAGGAAGAACCTTTTATTCTATCGCCTTTTCTCAATGGATAATCGCGAAACGTTTTTACTGGCTTCATTTCAAGATAACGGTCAAATCCGTATTTTGAAGAAGACGCTTTGAGTATTGCCGTACTTGGATAAAATACTTCGATTTCCTCATCAAAAAATAACTTGAAGAGAAGACGAAGGGATTCTTCGCTTCCCTTTCTTTGATAAAGATCGAGAATATGCTTTACAATAAACCTGGTATCAACAACATTTTCAAGAGGTAGATCGGCAAGAAACTTCTTTTTGAAAAAGATGAGAAACTTGCTGTATGTCGTATCGATGTCTCGCATCATAAAGAAGTTGCGAGTTAGTTCACGTGAAGATAAAGAAGATTCTATAAACTTGTAGTATTCCTCAACAAAAGATACAAATATCTCGCCTTCTTCTCGGTAGATATTTGGAAACTGACTTTGTATGTCAGTATAAATGCTATCTCTTATTTGCTGAGTCATTTTTATAATGCACTTACCGTAATATTGATATCGTTTTCTCGAAGTACCAAGATTCTATCCTTTGGCGATCTTATATCCTTTCGAGTCGTATTTGCTATTATCTGAATCGCATTGCCCTCAAAGCTTTCAACAATAAAGTTTGAAAGGCGAACCTTTCCTGTTGTATAATCGACTGTTCCGACATTTCGTTTGAAAATACTTCGATTCGATTCAGTTGTTGTAACGGCGATAATCTCGCCTAATCCGTTATCTTGAAGAGAAACACTTGTACCATCAAGTGTTAGATTTGTTGTTGTAATCGCAGGATCGTAGTTTGAGAACCCGATCGTTTCATCAAAAGCATAAGGAGCATCAAGAGGTTCAGCAAAATCAAAAAGCGGACTGTTTGTGATTGAGAGTTCTGGAATATATTCAATAATGGGTTTTGAAACTATGTCAGTACTCACAATGCTTGTATCGCTTGCGTCAATATAAGCAGCAAGTCTTGATTGTCTCAAAGTGGCATTGAATTCATTGAGATTTACGTCATTATAGTTTGTCGCATTTTTCACAAGCCTGTCAATAATGGTATTTTGAATCGCTGAAGCAGAAGAGGAGGTAACCTTTGGATCGTATACAACATTTACAACAAGACTGATATACATGAACTTTGCAGGAACAAAAACAGGTTCGATTGTGAGCGGAGTCTTGTCAACAAGATAGTTTTTGAATCTTTCAATTTCTGTATCGCTTGCGCCTTCACCACCTTGCACGTCAACTGAGATAATAACTCGGCCATATTGAGGAGGATCTACTTCATCTCCGCCGTATACGGAAATAGCCTGAATGCTTGGAAATCTACGACGAAGCAAAGTTTCATAATCGCTTTTTGTGACAGCTCTTTCCTGAGTTTGGAGAGCTTTTGGAGCAAATTTGCGAATTGACTCAAGCGATTCAGAAAGAGTGCCTCCTCTGGACCTACCATCACTACCGTCGGCAAAAGAAACTAATGTGACAGTAGCAGAAATAGCGTTCGGAAGTGATACCGTAAAACTTGTGACGCCATCAGCATCAGGTCCAGCGCAAACACGATATTCAACAATTATTTGATCAGTGTTTGTCGGTTGATATCCGAACTGATTGTCGCCAAACACTAAACTGTATTTCTCATCTTCTTCCGGTTGAAGATAATATACCAAATCCGTAGAACCAACCCCAAAAATATCAGAACGATAAGTGATTTCGTTTGCGGCTGTTTTTGAGTTGAGATATACTTTCAAACTTGTAGTGTCTATTTTTGAGTTTGAAATCACAAAATTCTCAGTAGTCAATATCTCTTGAATCAATCTTCCTTCATATAAACTAAGATTTGTGATTTGGTAAGTATTGGTACCCGTTTTTGTTGCTGTAATATCTTGACCAGGTAAAAACGTATACGTTTGATTTCCGCATTTACCAAGAAACTGAGTGGTTTTGAGAAGAGTGTAAGTCGATTCTGTTGACGTAAAAGTTAGATTGACAGTTGCAACTGAAGAACGACGGCTTCGAGGTAGATAGTTGAGTTCTTTTGCGTGACTGAGAACACTGTTTCGAACTTGAGCACTATCAAGAAACATCTCAGACAGAGCCATGTTATAGTAAAAGTTGTTATAGAAAGTGTTATACGCTAAAACGTCAAGAAGCACATTGAGATTTGATCCTTCAAGATCATAATCCTTGAATCTTGATTGATTCTTCAAATATGTTTTGAGAGACTCTTTGACTTCAAAAAAGTCGAGATTTTGAACTGGAGTAATTGATACCATTCTATCTAGCTCTGTCTAATATTACGTTGAATGTAACTGGCGTTTCTCTATTTATCACGTTGAAAGTAATCGAAACTTCTACCGAATTACTATCAATGCTTGATGTTGCTTTCACTTCTAAAATATTTGCTCTTGGTTCAAACAACGCCAACGCATCCTTGATTCTTTCTTGAAGTAACACAACTACATCTGGCGTGATATTCTCAAACAGCATACCTTTGACAGTACTACCAATATTTGGCTGAAAGAGTCTCTCGCCTTTGTCAGTCAAAATAATGTTACGAATTGCTTCTTTGACCGCATCTTCATTCACTTTTCTCGCCAAATCATCTCGACCTGGAATCAAAGTGAAATCCTTATAAAAGTCAGAGTACAACTCCTGTCTTCTTGCCAAAGGAGTGAGGATGGCCATATAACTTTTTTATCCTTTTTCGTATCTTTTTCACAGAAAAGGGTTTACAACTTTTTGAAACACGTTATAATCACTACTGTGACAGGAAATAATAATAGAGTTTAGTGTATTGAGTCACTTTGAGTCATAGTTGTATTGAATGTATTTTCGTTAATTACTTCTTCAAGTTTATTCATAAAGTATTTATAAGAGTTGGTTGCTTCTTTTGAAGCGTTTGTAAGAAAGAGAATATTATCAGTTGAGATATTGACTGATTCTTCGTCAGTCAAGTGTAACCAAGGTTTGACGCGCATTGAGTTGTAAACATCAAAGTGAATCGAGATCGGATTCTTTATCTTGATTGATTTACCATCAATAGACTTAGAATCTATCATTGTGAGAACGTCTTCACCATTCTTCATCTTGAGAAAGAAAACGTTATACATATTGAATCCTATATCTTGTAGTTGTAAATACTGTAATCGAAGCCTTCATCATTATATATATTCACTCTCTCAAGAAAATGTCTCAAGGCAAAGTTCTGCTTCTTCTTATAAGACATGTCATCGACAATATCATAAAGAGTTGCCATATCTTTACCTTCTGCTTTTCGCAGTCCTCGTCCAATCGACTGAAGATTCTTTACCTTTGATTTATATGGACTTGCGAACACAATATTATGAAGGTTTGGTATGTTGATACCTCTAGCATATGTTCCAAAAGAAGCAACTATGATATTATTGTCAGATTTCATAACCTGTTTTCGAATCGATTCTCTCTCATCGGTTCCAATACCACCATAGATAAAGTGTATGTCTTTCTTTTCCTTACATTTATCGACTATCATTGGCAGTAATATTTTGCCATGCTTTTCAACATATGTAAAGAGAATGAGAGAGTTTCCTGATAGTGATTTTGCGAGATTTGCGATAAACCGATTTCGAGGCTCGTATCGAACAATAAAATCAATCTCATCTGAATAGCTGAGCTTTGTGTTTTGTTTTCTGACTTCATCAGAATATTGAAGTCCGATTGCTTTGATTCGAAAATCTGAAAGAGTCTTGTTCTTTATGAGATCTTTTGTCTTTGTAACCTGAAGAGTAGATCCAAACAGTCCGATCAAAACAAGTTCGTTTGTCTTTGACCCATCAAGTGTTCCAGTAAATCCAAATCTGTATCGGCAGTCGACAAGCTTCTCCATAATCGATATCAAAGATTTTGCTTTGAACTCGTGACACTCATCTCCTATCACAACATCAAACTGATCGTACCAAGACTTATCGAGTTTGTAGATTGATTGCCACGTGGAACAAACAAGAGACGCATCAGTATTTTTGTCAAT